CAGGAAATGACTCTGAAAGACAATTTAGAGGATCTGCTGTCGAAATTGGAAGAGGATTTATAGGGAATATATAACTTAACTGTTGCATGATTTGAATTGTAATGGTATAATATAGATGTAATTATTACTAAGTTATGGCAAAAGGATTTACTGTGAAGGCAGCTGTGCCGAAGCAAAAAAAGAAAGAGAATACCTTTGATATTGCAGAATGCAGACAACTAATTCGAGGAAAGACAATTGTATTCTGTCTACCTGGTAGAGGGGTTTCCTATCAGTTTCTGAAGAGTTTCGTAGCACTTTGTTTTGATATCGTTCAGAACGGTGCAGCAATTCAGATATCACAAGACTACAGTTCGATGGTGAACTTCGCAAGATGTAAGTGTCTTGGTGCAAATGTACTACGAGGGCCAGATCAGAAGCCATGGGACGGGAATCTAAAGTATGACTATCAGTTATGGATTGACTCTGATATCATGTTTGATACAGAGAAGTTCTACAGATTAATCGACAATGCGATTCCGAAAGAGGCAAGAACCTATGAGGATGTGACACAACCAGTCAAGAATGCAGACGGTACAGAGAAGAAAGACGAAGAAGGAAAGATTGTCACACAGGTTGTTGGTAAGAACATCATAGTCGATGCAGAGAAGGAAAGGGAAATCGTTGCTGGTTGGTACTGCACCGAAGATGGGAGAACCACTTCAATTGCTCACTGGTTAGAGGAAGGTGACTTCCGTTCAAATGGTGGAGTCATGAATCATGAGACTCTCGAAACCATGAGTAAGAGAAAGAAGCCGTTCACTTGTGATTACACAGGATTCGGTTGGGTACTCATCAAGAATGGAGTGTTTGAGCATGCCGAAATGAAGTATCCGTGGTTTGCACCAAAGATGCAAGTCTTCGAGTCTGGAGAGGTACAGGACATGTGTGGAGAGGATGTTTCGTTCTGTCTTGATGCAATCGAAGCAGGTTTCGAGATCTGGTGCGACCCACAGATTCGTGTCGGTCATGAGAAAACGAGGGTAATCTAATGAGAGATCAAGGAGCAATCGGGAAAGAAACTCCCGAAATCAAATATGACCGAGCACTGACTCTTTTCACGGAGTCAGTCATGGCACCCGACCATCAGTTAAGAGGGTGTGCTCATAATCAAGGATGTTATGACGAGCTTATGGAGATACGAGAGCATGTGCTTAAGTATCTGAAGACTCTGAGAGAGGTCACGCATCATACAAATGCGGATGAGAGTGATGAAATTGAAACAGCAAAGGTATCTGAGGCAAAAGCATCTACCAAGTGGAGATAAAAAATCCCTCGTTAAAGTTAAAAAATCGTCGTTAAAGTTTTAGGAGTATTAAATTATGGCAATGAGATTCAGTATGGGTGATTCATTAATTGAAAGTCGCCCAAAGAAGACAAGACAAGGAAAAGGAAAGCATAGTAAGTTCTCTGCTACGAGTCGCAATGGGGCAAAGAAGAGATATCGGGGTCAAGGTAAATGAATGATATTAGATTAAATAAAATGTTTGATGAAGAAATCAAATTTCAAAGAACACCGAGTCGTATTCGAACTCGGTTTATTGCTGTCTTTGCATTAATCATATCTTTAATCACTTTTGGAACAAGTTTTCTCACAATTCTGTATATTAATAGTGCTGCGTTTGAAAATCTATTAGAAATGAAAAATTTTGTAAAAGGTAACAACTAAATGGCTTGTTTAATTGCGAATCTACCCTCCTATGAGGTCTGGGTAAGAAAAGAGTACCTTACTGACCATAAGAGTGGTCATGGTGAATTTGTAAAAGGAGTATGGGTATCGGCCAAGAGTATTCCTGGTCGTGCCTTTTATTTTGAGACGTATCTACCAGAGTATGCTGCGATGTTTGATAAACTTCCGATCTCTGCCTTCACAACCGACCCTGAGACACCGACACCCGACATGACCTTACATAATCTCCAGTTCTGGAATTGTATGGACTACGGAGTCATTGCGGTGCAGAAGCAGTTTATTGGTTCAATGCACTATGAAGTGATGACAAGAGACTATGGAAACCAAACTGGCACATATATTTGCACTTTAGACAACTATCATCAAGATGTAGATGCAATTGACTACTCTACAAGTGAACAACCAGCTGAACATAAGAGTCATAACCTCTTAGAATTGGATAATGGGCAGTTTTGTCTCTATCCAAACAACAGAATGAGGATATATGACAATAGTATCACTCCTGAGACACCTAAGATTCCTGATTTTAAGGTTTCAACTGTGTATTATCAGGTAGAAAACGGTCATGATCGTGATGGATTGGGTTCTGAAGAGAATTATTTCTGGAAAACAGCAAAAGAACGTAAAAAAATTGAAAATGAACCCGAATTGGGATAAATAAATCATTACGGAGATCAAAATGGTTATCAAAATGGATAAATCGGAAGAATTTAGTAAATCTGGTCGAAAATTGATCAGTGAGTACGATGGTGACGAGTATTTTAAGGAAGAAGAGGAAGAAAAACCTCAATTTTTGAAAGAAGACTGATAAATAAACGTAATATTAAAAAACCCTTATAGATATATTAGGAAAAATATATCAAATTGAATGGCAGTTAAAATTTCTCGTGCATTTAAGGACATTAGTTTGTCATTTACGAAGCATCCTGTCACAAATGATGTGACTGTGCTGAAAAACGAGGATGCAATCAAGAAATCAGTGGTTAACTTATGTCGAACACGCATAAGTGAGAGATTTTTTAACGACTTACTGGGTACATCAATCGAAGATTCGTTGTTTGAGACGAATTTGGATGACATTGCATCATTTATCGAAAGAGAAATCACTGTTTTAATTAAAAACTACGAACCAAGAATAAGGCTAACAAGTGTTATTGTTGAATCTTTAGTTGATTCATACGAATTACAGATAAGAGTTGAGTATGAAATTACAGGATTACCATTTCCGACACAAAATATCGAATTTTTACTTCAACCGACTAGGATATAATGTCATTTACACAGTTTACCAACCTCGACTTTAATACTTTAAGAGCACAGATCAAAGATTACTTAAGATCAAACTCAAATTTTTCTGATTTTGACTTTGAAGGATCTAACTTTTCTATATTAATTGATACTCTTGCATATAACTCTTATATAACTGCCTATAATACGAACATGGCTGTCAATGAAGCATTCATTGATAGTGCGACTCTACGTGAAAATGTCGTATCATTAGCAAGAAATATCGGTTATGTACCAAGATCGAAGAAATCAGCAGTTGCAACAATTAGTTTCAATGTCGATGTATCATCAATAAGTGCACAGCAAGTCAAATTAAATGCTGGTTTGGTAGCATTAGGATCTGTACAGGGTGGAAATTATACATTTTCCATACCAGAAAGTATCACAGTGAATCCAACGAGTAATGGAATTGCAAGTTTTGAAAATATTTCAATTTACGAAGGAAATTATCTAACTAAAACCTTTGTTGTAGACAGTTCACAAACAAATGAAAGGTATATTTTACCAAATGCAAACATTGACATCTCCTCAATTCGTGTTGAAGTCAGTGATAATGATGGTATTTTAACATATAACGCTTATACAAATATTTTTGATGTTAATCCTGAGTCTCGATTATTCTTAGTTCAAGAAGTTGATGATGAAAGATACCAAATCATGTTTGGTGATAATATTGTAGGTAAAAAACCAGCAAATGGTGCAACAATTACAGTCAGTTATATTGTCACTAATGGAGTGGATGGTAATAATGCTGCTAATTTTACTTTTTCTGGTAGGCTAGTGAGCAACTCAGGAGCATCAATTGTTAGTAATATATCGGTCTTAACAACCACACAGTCGTCTGAAAATGGTGATGATATAGAATCCATAGACAGCATCAAATACCTTGCTCCAAGGGTCTATGCATCACAATATAGAGCAGTCACACCTAATGATTATAAGAGTTTAATACCCTTTTTATATCCAAATATTGATTCTGTAAGTGCTTATGGTGGAGAAGAACTCGATCCACCTGAATTTGGAAAGGTTTACATCACTGTTAAACCAAAAAATGGTGAATTTTTATCTGCGGTAGCAAAAGATTCAATTAAAAGTAATTTAAAAAAATATACTGTAGCTGGAATCAAACAAGAATTTTTAGATTTAATGTATTTGTATGTTGAATTTAATTCAACTGTATCATATGACTCAGGATTTATTGCTGATAAATTAAACTTACAGACAAGAATATTATCTGCAGTTGAAACTTATTCAAAATCAGCAGATATTAACTCTTTTGGTGGAAGATTGAAGTATAGTAAGTTACTTTCTCAAATTGATAAGGTTGATACTGGAATAACTTCAAATATCACAACTCTTGTAATTCGAAGAAATATGATTCCTGCTTATAATTCAATCGCAACTTATGAAGTTTGTTATGGAAACAAGTTTCATGCTGATTTAGAAGGGTTTAATATTCGTTCCTCTGCTTTTAAAATTGATGCAGTTGATGGTGATGTATACATGACTGATTTTCCAAATGATGACCAACTCACGGGAGTTGTTAAGTTTTTTGTATTCGTTGATGGTGTGATAACTTATATCAATAATAATGCAGGAACTGTAAATTATACAAAAGGAGAAGTAAATATATTTCCAGTAAATATTACCTCCACAACACTATCAAATCGAATTGAAATTGAGGCTACACCAGAATCTAATGATATCGTGGCAAAAGAGAACCTTTATATTGTGCTAGATACTACAGGAAATAGTAAATTAAACCTATTAGAGGATGTTCTTGTTTCTGGATCAAATATATCAGGAACAAACTACGCACCACCATCTAGTTTTATTAGCAACAAAAAGTATATAAGATAAAAAATGATCGGCACATCAACATCTATAAAAGTAAAAATATCAAATATTCTTGGTAGTCAAATACCAGATTTTATACAAGCAGATAATCCACTCTTTAAAGAGTTTTTAACTCAATACTATGAGTCTGAGGAGCGTGAGTATGGAACAACATATTTAGCTGACCGTATTTCATCTCTTAAAAAGATACCAACTGTTGCTGATATTTCTTTAGTTGAAAAACAAACCGTTAATGTTCCAGGCACTGCATCTCCAGAATCACCAGTTCTTGTATCTTCTTTTTTGTATGCATATGATGATGTAATTAATGTAAATCAGACAATTGGATTTCCAGATAAGTATGGATTACTAAAAATTGATAATGAAATAATCACATACACTGGAAAAACTACAACTTCATTTACTGGGTGTATTCGTGGGTTTAGTGGTATATCTGAAATTGAAACTGTTTCAAATCCTGAGTTCTTAACCTTTAGCGATACAAATGCTGCAACACATGTTGCAAATTCAGCAGTTGTAAACTTAAGTTTTCTTTTTGTAACTGAGTTTTACAAAAAATTTAGATATCACTTCTTACCTGGTTTAGAGGGGAGAGATTTTTCCTATGGAATAAATGTAGAAAATATTTTATCAAGGGCAAGGGATTTTTATAGTTCAAAAGGAACAGATAGTTCATTACAAATACTTTTTCAAGTATTGTATGGTAAACAAATTGATGTTATTAAACCTTTTGATCAAACAATCATGCCATCAGAAGCTGAATATGATGTGTCAGATAATATCATAGTTGAAGTTTTATCTGGAAATCCTCTAAATTTAGTTGGTGTTAAAATATATCAAGATTCTTTTACTAATCCAACTGCAAGTGGTGCGGTATCAAATGTGAATACAAAATTTTTAGGAAATAAAAAATATTATGAAATATCTTTTTCAAAGGGAACAATAATAGACAAACTTAAAGTTTCTACAAAAACTAAAGTAATAGGAACTGCTTCAACAACTGAAGTTTTAACAGTTGATTCTACCATTGGATTTGGAGAAACAGGTAATTTTTATTATCCTAATGCAGATAATATTTACACATTAGCAGAATATACCTCTAAATCTAGTAATCAATTTTTTGGTTGCACTGGCATTTCTAGACTTTTACCAGAGTCTGAATCAATCATAGACACTAATTTTGTTTACGGTTATGAAAATAATGATTTGACTAAAATTTGCACAATGAGAATTATTGGAACAATTTCTGGTGCATCTGATAATAAAGATTCCACAAAGTATTTTGATTTTGATGATTTAATTCGAGTAAAACATTTGGGTGAAAAATATGATGTGTCCGATAAAAAATTTAATACTTGGTTTTATAATAATATATCGTATATTGATGTTCTGGGACATGTAGCTGATGCAGACACTACTACTGATTCTGCTACCGATATAACATTTAAAACAGCAACAGAACATTTTTTAAAAAAAGATGATCGGGTAGATATAATTTTTAAAGAAAGTGGTGTAAAATTTAGAGAGAATGCAAAAGTTAGTATAATCAATAGTGATAAGGAGATTCAAATAGATGGTGGAATTATAAACACTAAAATCATCAGTGGTGATTATATAATTAAAAAGAGATTAAATTATGCATCTTCAAATTTCGGGATCACTAATCTTCTTTCAAATATTCAAAATTCTTTTTCAGACAAAGATAAAAATACATATGTTTCTTTTTCTGGATATCCATCATTTGATACACAAACCACAAATAGGTCACATAAATTTCAATCAACTGGCATTAGCACAAATACAAGCACAATTACAATAAATGATCATAATTTTATAAATGGTGAGAAGGTATATCTATCTCTTGCTTCAGACTCTGGACTTAGCGAAGGATCAAGTGGTTACTACTATGTGAGTGTTATTAATAATAATAATTTTAAATTATCTACAAGTTATCCAAATTTATATAATAATACTTTTACAACAATTAAGTGGAGTGGAATTGGATCCGCAGAACATACTATAACACCTGCAACATTATACGCTGGCCAAAAATTAAGTAATCAAAATAATTTAAGAAGAATTTATAAAAATTCACAAGTTTCAAAAAATAACCAAAGAATTACTGGTGTAATTGGAATTTCTTTAAATGGTGTAGAATATAATTCACCAATTTCTAATGAATCTGTTTATTATGGACAAATTGATGAATTGCAAGTTACAAATTCTGGAGAAAATTTTGATGTCATCAATTCACCCACATTAGAAATTACAGATCAAAATGGAATAAACTGTGAAACAATTGTCAATTTTTCTGGCAAACCAACAAAAGTAATTTTAAATGAATCAGGATTTGACTATTTGGATATTCCCTCAGTAAGAATAGTAGGAGGAAATGGCACTGAATCATCTTGTGAAGCAAAAATGAGGGGATTTAATTATAGTAGATCATATACTGATTTTGACGTAAATTTAACAACTAATAGGATAACTGGATCTCATAGATTTTCCGATGGCGAAGAAGTTAGATATATTGCAACTGGAACTCCAATTGGAATCGCAGGTACTGTTGGTAATGTTGGTTTTACTACTAGTAGATTATCAACAGGAACATCATATTTCATCGCAAAATATGATGATAATTCATTTGGTTTAGCAATTAATAAAGACAGAGCACTAACCAAAACAAATTTATTAGATTTAGACGATTTTGGAAATCAAGTTCATACTTTTAAATCTCAAAAAATAAGAAATATAATTGATAGAATAGAAATAACAAATACGGGATCTTCCTACGATAATCATCGTGTAGAAATACCATCACAACAATATCCACCAATAAACTTAAAGGATGTATTTAAAACATTTGTTGGTGTAAACATTTTTAATGATTATATTTACGCTAAAAATCATAATTTTAAAAATGGTGATATCATAGATTATGTTTGTAGTGGAACTGTCATATCTGGATTATCAACATCAATTCCCTATCAAATTACAGTAATTGATAGTAATAAATTTAAATTAAGTAGTGCAGGAACAGCTACAACCATATCAAACACTAATTACGATAGAAAAATATATGAAAAATTAAGTAGTGTTGGAGTTGGTACTCATACATTTAAATATCCTGACATTCGAGTTGAAATTAATGGGCAAATTTCTGCAGGTCAGACTTCCACAATTCCTGATTACTATAAGGCATCGGCTGAAGTTGAAGTAAGAGGAGGTTTAAAGAATATTTTTATAAAAAATGGTGGTGTTGGTTATGGAGTAACAAATATAGTAAATTATTTAAAAAAACCAAAAATATCTATATTAACTGGAAAAAACGGTCTTTTAAGACCTAATGTTGTAAATGGAAAAATAGAAAGTGTTTCTATAGAAAATAGTGGTTCTGAATATACAAGTCCACCAATTCTTGAAGTTGTGGGAGTGGGTCAAACAGTAGGAACCAATGGTGCAGTTGCTGAGTTAAGAGCAGTTGTATCTGACGGAAAAATAACTGATGTTAAAATAATTGAAAAGGGAAGTCAATACAATGCAAGCAATACAATAATAAGAATTACACCATCAGGATCTGATACAATTATAACAACTCAAATTCACGAGTGGAAAATAAATTCAGTAGAAAGGTATAATCATGTTTTAACAGAAAATAATTCTCAATTTGTTCAAATAAATTCAGAATCATTAAACTATAATAATAAAATTTGTTCTTTTTATCCTGTTAAAAAATATCGTCGTTTACTTGAAGACAATATTGATTCAAATTTAGTAGAATTTATAGATGGACATTCAAAAATAGTTGGATGGGCGTATGATGGAAATCCAATTTATGGGCCAGTTGGTGTTAACACTGCTGGAATTACCACGTATATGAGATCTAGTTATCAACTCGATATTATTGCAGATTCTGGTTTAAGACCATCAACTTATCAAAATGGGTATTTTATTCAAGATTATGTTTATAAAGGAAATGGTGATCTAGATGAGTTTAATGGAACATTTTTGATAAATTCTGATTTTCCAGAGGGAACTTATGCTTATTTTTCAACTCTAGATAGCACTAGTAAAAATCCATCCTTTCCTTATATTTCATTTCAACATCGTAACGCTACAGATAATTTCAATTATGATTTGAATAGTAAACAAATAGATAAAGTTATAAACAGTGGAGAATATAAAAGAAATGTAACTCATTTGGGTTTGAATGATGAGTTTAGAAGATATCCTTTTCTCAATGATTCTCTTGAATCAGAAGCGTTAATTCAAATTGATGGGGTAAAGGACTCAAAAATTACAAAAGTTAATGTTGATGGTTCTGGAACTGGATTTAAAGTTAATGATAGAATTACTTTTAATGATCCTTCTATAACAGCTAGTGTAAGTCAAGTTGTTGGTAAACAAATTGTATCAGTAGGAACCACTAATACGATTGTTAATAATTTAATATTCTCAGTTCTTGATGATCAAGTAACAGGTTTTTCTACAATTCCACATGGACTATCTGCAGGAGATATTGTCGAAATATCTGGTATATCATCAACTCTTTATAAAAATATAGAGGGAGTGCAAACTATTGGTGTAACAACAACGACTGCTAGTTTATCTCAGGCCATCGGAAACGCAGGTACAACTGGAGTCACAACATTTATAAGTCTTAGTTCTCCAACCTTAAGTAGAAAATTTGAAGTTGATGATGTTTTCCAAATTGGATCAGAGCAATTCCTTGTAATAGATCATGATGATGTTAACAACAAATATAGAGTTAGAAGAGGTTATAATTCTTCAGGAAATATCACTCATAGTGCTGGAGCAATAGTTAATAAATTAGAAACAAAATTTACATATTCAATATCTAAAAAAGTAGAAAATATTAATGTTCAATTTCCTAAAATTCAATATTTTGAAGGAGTAAGTTCAATTGGAATTGGAACATTAATATCAAATGTTATTATTGGACAAGTAGGAGTAACATCTATTTACAAATCAATTCCTGCAAAGGCAATTTATTTACCAAATCACAAATTCCAAAATGGAGATGAAGTAAAATTAATCTCTATTGGATCAACTATTAATGCAACTAGAAATGCAGATTCTTCCAATCCATTTGATTTAGCTGGAATTTCTACATTTTTCTGTACTAGATTTAATTCAGAATTTGTTGGATTGGCAACTGAAAAAACAGGAATAGGAACTTTAGGTATTAGTTCAATATCACAGAATGTATTCTTTACAGAAATTAAAACCACAGGTGGAGATGATAATAAACTTGAACTAATTACTAATAATATATTTGGATCTTTGAGAAAAGTTAATGGAACTGTTACTGTTGCAACATCTGGAACAACAGGGCAGCATCATGCATTATCTGTTGGGGATGAATTTGAATTACATTTAACACCTAATAAAACACAAACATTTAATTTAAAATATAACGAAAGTATTCAAAAATTAGTTGTCAATCCTCTATCTTTTATAGATTCGGCAATTGGAATAGGGACAACCATGTCAACTATAACAATTAATGATCATGATTTTCAGACAGGAGATTTAATTGTTTATAATTCAACAACACCAGCAGATCCTTTAGTTAATGACGGAGTTTATTATGTAATTAAAGAATCGAGAGATACTATAAGATTAGCAGAAAATGCTTATGATTTATCAATATTTCCATATAATTATATTGGAATTGGAACGACTGGAGGAACTAATCATGAAATATCAAAAATTAATCCAAAATTATCTTTCTATAAAAACAATACAGTAGAACTTATAACCACCGATTCAAGTTTAGATGATTTCAGTATAGAATTTTATGAAGATAAAAATTTAAAATCAAAATACAATAGCAATTTAATTACTAAAACTAGTGATAAAATTACCATATCTGTAACTGATTCATTAGCACAAGAGTTTTTCTATAAGATTGAAGGTAAAAAAACTAATTCATTTAAAACTTTATCTTTCCCTGTGGATGAAAGAGTTTCAAATCACTCACAAATAGTATTGGTTGAATCTAAATTTAATGATAAATTTAAAGTTACAGGAATTGGGTCTGATACATTTAAATTTAATGCTACTGGTATAGCTGAAACTACTTCATACACCTCTACAGGTCTTTCAACATCATTTTATTCAACATCATCAACTAATGAAATTGGAGGAATACATTCTATAAATGTTTTAAATAAAGGTTTTGATGTTAGAAAATTACCACTAATAACCTCAATAGGAACAACTGATGGTTTAAATTCTGTTCTGACTGTAGAATCAGATGATATTGGAAGAATAGAAAGCACTCAAGTTATTAATCAAGGTTTGGAATTTTCTCCTGATAATACTTTAAAACCAAAAGCAGACAGTAATGTACTTTTAAAATTAAAAAATGTATTAACTTTAGATAGTATTGGAATCACTTCAGGTGGAGTTAATTATACAAGTCCACCAAGTGTTTTAGTGATTGGAAAACCAAATATAATTGCACAAACAACTATAAGTGGAACTTCAGTTGACAGTGTTAGAATTTTAACAAATGATAGTGGGTTATCTGAAGACGCTAGAATCATCCCAGTCACAAATTCAAATGGGGTTGTTGTAACTGGTGCTGTTACAGACAGTCTTGGAACTGTAACACTTGATTTAAGGGCACCAAATCCAGATTCTGGTTCTGATAGTGGATTTTATAATACAGGTGGAGATTTTCCATTTGCAGTAAATGACGAAATATTTGTAGAAAATATAAAAACTACGGATAATCCGAATGGTGGATATAATTCAAGTGATTATAACTATACATACTTCAAAGTTACTGGAATAGTTACTACAGGTGGAGATGAAAAAGTTAGTTATTCATTAGTTGGTCTTGGATCAACTGGTGGAAAATATCAACAAGATAATAATTTTGGTAGAGTTATAAAAAAAGATAATTTAGCAGTATTTAAACCAATTTTTAAAGAAACAGTATTCACTGATGATGAAACAGTTAGAGTGGATGGTAAAAACATTTCAGGAATAGTAGCTAGAAATGGTTGGGATCCAGTTTCAGAAACTTTAAAAGTATTCAACACTAATGGTGATTTTTCACAAAATGATAAGATAGTAGGTTCTATAAGCAATAATAAAGGAACTGTAACAGAACAATTTAAATTTAATTTTGACTTGAATGTAGATAGTTTGGCCAATATTAATAATAGTTGGAAAACAAATATTGGAAAATTAAATTCTGACATCCAAAAACTTCATGACAATGACTATTATCAAAGATTTTCTTATTCAATTAAAGGAGAAGTTCCATATGACACATGGAAAGATGCTGTTAATAGTTTAGATCATGTTGCAGGATTTAAAAACTTTTCTAATTTAGGCATTAATACAGTAGGAATACAAACTATAAAATCAGATTCTGAAGTTGTTTTAGATGTAGACGTTGATCAAGATGCATCAGTTCATGAAATATATTATTATGATATGGCATCTGAGGATACTAATGATTCAGAATTATCAAAATTGATTGTCTTAAAATCTAAAAAAAGAGGTGTTATTACTGATTATAATGAATCAAGAACTAATAAAGTATTTTTAATAGATGATATAAGTACACAATTTACTGGAATTGTAACATCGACTGGTGGTGGCGTAATTGGTACGACCAGTTTCAATGTTTTTGCTGATGGAAATTCACTATTTCATAGAGAATTCAATCCATCCACAGGAGTATCAACTGTAACATACAAAATAACTCTTCCAAAACATAATTTTAATACTGGTGAAGAATTAGTATATAAACCACATTCTGGTCAACAACCTATTGGAATTGCAAACACATCAGATGTTAATGCTGGTGTAGCTGCGACAACATTATTACCGTCAACTGTTTTTGCGATTAGAGAAGATCCAGATACGATTAAAGTTGCAATTTCTGCTACTTTTGCATCTGCTGGAATTGCGGTATCATTTACTAACGTAGTTGGAATAGCAAATACTAACAGTCTTTCAGTTCCCTCAGAAAATGCTACTATCCGATCTTTAATAACCATTGATAATATAATCCAAAGTCCCATTGGTATTACAACTGCCATATCTGTAGGATTAACTACTGAAGTGGGTATATCAACTACAATTGTATTTTTAAATGACACTTCAGAAATTTCAGGTAAGTCATTATTCAAAATAGAAGATGAAATAATTAAAGTGTCTATTGTTGGTCTTGGAACAACTACTCTAAACGTTGAAAGAGGTCAAATGGGAACTGTTGCAGTAGCACATACAGTGGGTGCAGCAGTGACGGTGGTTAAAGGTGATTACCGAATTAATGAAGGAAGATTGTATTTTTCTGAAGCACCTTATGGGCCAGCTGGGATCGGTACTCTTACGACTAAATCTTCATTTAGTGGTAGAGCATACTACAGGTTAACTTATGATACTAACAAAATTATTGATGATATATCAGATAGATTTGATGGATCTACCGATCAATTTAGTATGACAACAAATGGAAATGAATTGTTAGGAATTTCTAGTAGTTTTGGTGCAGTATTAATTAATAACATATTCCAAAAACCTTTTTATGGAGATGTCGGTGATATTAACAAATCTGATTACCAAATAATTGGAGCAGGAAGTTCGATTGATTTCACAGGAATATCAGCAAATAAAGATTTACCTAAAGGAGGAATCATCAATGAATTTGATGTAGGAATTGGTTCTGGGTATCAAGTTCCCAAAAAAGCACTGTTTACTGCTGTGGTTTCAGCAGGTGGAACAATACAATCTGTAGGAATAGCTAGTGGTGGTGCTGGTTACTTATCCAACCCTTTGGTTTCAGTGAGTTCTACAACTGGAGTTGGTGCTGCAATATCCGCATTTGTAACTGCTGGTGTAGTTACATCTGTCACAATTACAAATCCTGGTTCAGGTTATGCACAAGGTGGAATTTCAACTGGAATAAATTTTGTAACAGTTGATCTTCCAAGTCCTTATAAAAATATTCCATTATCTGGTGGAAATGGGTCTGGTGCAACGATGGATGTGGTTGTTGGAACTGGTAGTAGTATATTATCCTTTGATATAGCAAATCGTGGCATAGGTTATGAAATAGGAGATAATTTACAATTAACAACATTGCCATTCCAAGTTGGAATAGGAACTAGTGCTTTCAATATAACCGTAAGAAACAAATTCCAAGATAAATTTGCAGGATGGTGCTTTGGTCAATTATTAGAACTTGATGACTTTAGTGGACAATTTAATGGATTTAGAAAATCTTTCCTAATAACTCGTACAATCACAAATAAAGAGTATTATAGTATAGTTGCTCAAGAGGGATCAGGAGTAATTTTACAAAATAACCTTTTATTGTTTTTGAATGATATTTTACAGAGACCAGGCATTGACTATGAATTTGAAGGTGGAACTAGAATTACATTTAGAGAACCACCAAAACCAGGTAGTTTATTTAAAATATATTTTTATACTGGTTCTACATCTGACTTTGTTGAGGTAGATGTTGACGAAACGATAAAACCAGGTGATGAATTAAGATTACACTATTTCAATCAAAGTGATGTAAATTCTAGTATTTCTTCTGGAATTAGAACTGAATCCGTGATCACATTAGAAAAACAATCTGAACAAAATAATAGAGTGGTTTATGAATTGATAGCATCAGACACAGTAGAAACTACAACATATTCTGGAGTTGGTATATCTACTGATGCTGATTTTGCTCGACCAATGATGTGGAGAAAACAAACACAGGATTTAATAATAGATGGAGTGAGCATATCAAAAGAAAGAAATTACTTGGAACCGCAAATATTCCCATCATCTGGAATAATTAAATCAATTTCACCAGCTGATAGTAAAATTTATATCAAAGATTCTTGGTTGTTCAAAAGAGTTGATAATTTAGGACAAACTCAGAATGATATAAACATAGTTGGTTTAGGAACAACTGCTGTTGTAGAGACAATTAAAAAAGTGACCTATAACGGTGATTATGGAGTTATTGTTGGAATTGGAACGAGTGCTGTTGGTATTAATACAACTGGGCCTGCATTATTCTTTGAAATTGTACCACATGAAAACATATATGATCCAGACGGTATACCAAATGGTTCTGATGCTGCAAAAAGGTCTAAATCTGGTATTAGCACTGGTGACTACTTTGTAATTGACAATACTTTTACAGGAAATGGAGTTACTGGAATAAGAACTACATCTTCAGGCCCAGAAACTGTAGGTGTTGGAAATAGTTTCTTAAATAATGTATATTTTGCTGAAGATTATGTTTCTGTTGGATCTTCCATGATAAGAGTTTTCGCAAATGTTAACTCGATTGCAGGTATAGATACAACAACACTAACAACTAAAGTTAAATATGGAACTTATAGTTGGGGTTCAATTGATGTATCCAGAAGTGCTAACTCAAAATCATTTACTTTCCATAATCAAAATGGAGTTGTTGGAATTGAGACCTCAGCTCAAGTGATAAGAACTCTACCAGTAAAAACTTCTTATACATAACAGGTATAAATAATCAAAAATGTAAGAATCAATGCCCGCAATAATCACTGATCAATATCGAATATTAAACGCAGAAACTTTTGTAGATAGTTTTGTGGGTATTGGCACGACTGGAAATAATAACTATTATACTTTTTTAGCTCACCCAAATCCTAAAAATGTAGGAGTTAAAAATTATGGGTTTGCAGATTGGGGAAATCCTGTTCCAAACCCTGTAGACGCTTTTTCTCAAGAAAATTTTTATTATGATAGTATGCTTTTCTTAAAAAAAGTAACTTCGGATGATGTTAGAAGAGTCATACCGAGATTAAATTGGCAGACAGGAACGATATATGACATGTATAGAAATAATTATTCTGGAAAAAATGATTATATTGATCAAAATTTAACACCTCAAACTAAATCAACAAGTTTATATGCAGCAAATTATTATGTGGTAACATCAGAATTTAGAGTATATCTTTGCATTAATAATGGATCCAATCCAGATAATCCTGATGGGCAAAAGTCAACAGCAGAACCAACTCACACAAATACTGCTCCAGCTACAGCTGGAGATGGGTCAGATGGATACAAGTGGAAGTATTTGTATAGTATATCACCATCAGATATCGTCAAATTTGTAACATCAAAATATGTACCTCTCCCTAAAAAATGGGGAGATGCAACTAATGAGAATATCAAAAACGCAGCTGTAGATGGAAAAATTGAATCTGTAATAATTAAGGATACTGGAACAGGGATTGCTGTAGGAACTACTGATTCTGGAACAGTTTCTCAAATACCAATTAGTGGAGATGGAACTGGTGGATCTGCAACTGTTGATATTCAAGGAGGAACAGTACAATCAATATCAATTGTTGGTGGGTCTGGTTATACTTACGGACAAGTTAGATTTATAACAGGTGATTACACTGATGGTGTGGGAAATAATGTTTCGATTGCAATTCCTACTTCAAGTGTAGATCAACCAAAATTTGAAGTCATAATACCACCAAAAGGAGGTCATGGTGCTGATATATATCGTGAATTGGGTGGATTTAGAGTTATGTTATATTCAAAATTTGATAATAATGTTGATGATTCTGCAGATTATGCTGTTGGTGTTGACTTTTCTCGTGTTGGTATAGTTAAAAACCCTCTTGAAAAGAATGGAACCACTTCTCTAAATAGTACGACTGCCACAAATCTCAAGGCTTTAGCATTAACTTCTGATGGTGCAGCTGGAGTAACTACAACTTCTGCAGTTACTTATTCTGTTGATAGTTTAATTAAACAAACAGTTGGAGTTGGTTCTACCGCAGTGGGTTATGTAGCATCTTGGAATCCAGATACTGGAATTTTAAAATACTATCAACCAGTTGGTTTTTCAACATTATCAGCTTATTCATACAAACAACTTGATTTTGTTGGAACAAACAATGCTCCGATAGTTAATGCTGGTACTTCAGGAAATTTAATTATCAATAGTTCTTTTAACAATGATTCAATTCAGATTGCAAGTGGAACAAAAATTGCTTTGGGGCAAACATTTGTTTCTGGAAAGGCAGATGCGGATGTTAAAAAATACTCTGGTGATATAATCTATGTTGATAATAGATCACCAGTAACAAGATCATCTTCACAAAAAGAAGAAGTCAAAATAGTCATAGAGTTCTAAAAAGATGCCACAAAATACTAATTTAAACGTTTCTCCTTACTTCGATGATTTTGTTGATAGTAAAAATTATCAAAAAGTTCTATTTAAACCAGGATTTCCAGTTCAAGCAAGAGAATTAACTACACTACAGTCAATTCTTCAAAATCAAATTGAAAAATTTGGACAACACTTCTTTAAAGAAGGTTCAATGATAATTCCTGGTGGAACTTCTTATGATTCTGAGTATCATGCAGTAAAAATAGATCCAAACTTTTTAAATATTCCAGTTAGTAACTACACAAAAGTGTTAGTAGATAATAATATAAACATAAAGGGAGAAACATCTGGTGTTGAAGCAACGGTAGTTAATAGATTATTATCTTCTGAATCAGTTGATGGTTTTGATACTTTATATGTAAAATATACAAAATCAGGTACAGATGGAACAACTAAAGTTTTTCTAGATGGAGAGAACTTAATAAATCTTTCAGATATAAGTTATCTTAATACAAGTATTGCAGCAAACAGTCAATTTGCAAGAAGTATTGTATCTAATTCCACATCAATTGGATCTGCATTTTCCGTAAGTGAAGGTGTATACTTTATTCGTGGATTTTTTGTAAAAAATGTTTCTTCTACTGTAATATTAGATCAATATACAAATACTCCAAGTTATAGAGTTGGATTTTTACTAAAAGAAGAAACATTAGGGCCTTCATCTATTAATTCTGATTTGTATGATAATGCAAAAGGATTTTCAAATGAATCTGCACCAGGAGCAGATAGATTTAAATTATCGGTAGTTTTACATAGAAAACTTATAACAGATACGAATGATAGTAATTTTGTTGAATTGTTAAGAGTGGAAAATGGTGTTATAAAGGAGATAGTAACTAAAACAGAGTATAATATTTTTGCAGATGAACTAGCAAGGAGAACATATGATGAATCTGGAGATTATTATATCAAACCTTTTTCTATTGATGTTAGAGAATCTTTAAATGACAGAATTGGTAATAGAGGAATATATTTTGATACTCAACAAACTCAAAATGGAAATGCACCAGCAGACGATATAATTAGTTTACAAGTTTCTTCAGGAAAGGCATATGTCAGAGGTTACGAGGTAGATAAAATATCTACATCATCCATTGATGTTTTAAAACCAAGAACAACTAAATTGGTTGAAAATCAGAGTGTTCCAATTAGGATGGGTAAATCTGTAGAGATAACTAATGTGGTTGGTTCACCAGAAATTGATTTTTCAAATAATACTACTAAACAAGTTTCTTTTTTACGTAATCGATTAACTAATCTAAAAGCTGCTCAAGTTGGAACATTTGATGTAGATGATAGAGTAGGAACTGCAAAAGTTTATGATTACAAACAAAAAACCACATCAGGAATAGCAGTTACGACCTATAATTTATCACTTTACGATGTTCAACTTTATACACGTCTTACTATTTCAAAAACCATTGACGCTAGTTATGGTTCTTATACTCGTGTAGAGGGGAAGTATAGTGGAGCAGTTGGATATTCAGTATCCACAATAACTAATACAACTGTAATTGTTCTTACTGATGTCACAGGTCAATTTCAACTTAATGAACCACTAATTATTAACGGTATTACTGAAGGTAATAGTATAACTTTAATAGAGGATAATACTTTTGAAGACATTAAAGCAGTTCATAGTTTTGACGGATTGGAAAATGCTCCTGGTGTATCAACATCATTTGCTGCAAATACAGTTTTAAGCACCACAAAAAAAGCATTTCCTGAAAGTATTGAATTCAATATCACTGGTGGTAATACATTAGCATCACCTCAAGTTGCCGATTTTAGAAGTCAATTAAAGATTGGTGATATTATCTCATATGGAAAGAAAGGGACAACTGATCCTACTTTTAACAAAGTAACACAGGTATTACAAAATAGTGTAAGTATTGAAGCAGTTGCACCTGTATTTGGTGTTTGTGCCAGCACTGTAACTAATACGTCAGGCACTAATCCATTATCTGGTATAAATGTTGTAATTCCAACTTTAAATGAAACAGATGATCCTGGTTTTAGAGTTAAATTAGCAGACAAATATATTTCATCAATGAATGTTTTAGATAGCTCTTACATTATTAGGAAAAAAATAAGTAAAACTTTTATTAACAATTCAGTTCAATTTAATATTAGTGAGATCACAACTGGTGACACTTCTAATCTTTTCTTTGAACCTTTTAGTACATCAAACTATGTATTAGAACTTGATAATGTTGTTGAAAAACTCTTAGATCCGATGGTAAGTGTAGATTCAGGATTAAAACAAGTTACAATTTCTGGTTTATCTGGGGATGCTACCAGCAGAACTGCAAAACTTATAGTAGCAGTCAGAAGAAGTAAATTAGCATCAAAAGAAAAATCACTCACAAGATGTAGTAATTTAATTGTAGATAGATCAGAGTCAGTTGGTTCTGGAACAACCATTGATGGATTAACCACAAGCACAGTTTATGGAACAAGAGTTCAAGATAAAGAATTGTCATTAGATGTTCCAGAAGTAACTCGTGTTCTAGCGGTTCTTGAATCAAATGATAACAACGCTCCAGATTTACCGTTAATTGGTGTTACAAATCAGAGTGATACCTTTACTAATAATGTCATCGTTGGTGAGCAGTTTATTGGAGGGAC